ACCTCTGCGACCTGTTTGATTAGATTACCAGCAACCTCATAAGTTCGTGGGTGTTCAGATTCTTTTGCAAGTTCAAGGATACCCTCTATCGCATCTTGTCCTCTTTCCACAAGGTTGTAAAAGTTTTCTCTCTGATACTTATAATCATTATCTATATCATCTTCATCACTTTTTACGACTGTCTTTGGAACAGTGATCTTATTGTTTGTGATCGCATCTTCTACTGGATCTAAGATACCTAATGCTTCATCAATAATTTGATCTGGTGTTTTCATCTTTATCACCTAGCATTAGAATACTTAACTGGAGAATCTGCCCAAGCAAAAAATAACACATCACCTTGGTTGTTTGCAAAGTTTCTACGACACTTAAAACCATTTGATAATATGTCTAAATCATCGTCAGTTTGTTCTTGTCCAGATGTTTTATCTCTCAAACTATTATTATCAACATTATAACCTAATCGTTTAAGATCATAACTTGTCCAATCAATACCAGTGGCATCTTGTCTTAACCAGATACGAGCGGGTTTGAAACCACAATAGACAAAAGTACCATCAGCATTTGAGTTGCCCGAAAAAATTCCAAATTTACTGAATCCTTCAACTTCGTGAAAAAGGTAAGCAACATATGTGTCTGTGCTAGTATTTGAATTACCTGTTCCAAGATGAAAAACAGTATCCGTTGGTGGAGTATCATTAAATATAACAGCACTAGCAGTAAATGCTGAGGTAGAAAGATTAAAATATCCAACGTGTGCTTCATCACTAGCTTGGTCATTTTCAGCTCTAGAGTAGACAAACCAGTTACCAGTGCCTCCCCTCTCTTTAACGATGCATACATCTGGTGCCGAAGTCAATCCATGAGCCACAGTCGCATTAGATCCTGTGCCTGTATAAGTCACTATACTGAATCCTGCTTTTGTATTTGCAGATATTTTTGTTGCAGGGAGTGATCCAGCAAGTGAAGAAGTTGATGCTACACCATCAATCATAACTGAACCAGCAGTTGGAACATTGCCTGCTCCAGCAGAATTAGTCGCAGTTGGAGCACCACCAGCTTTCCAACACCATGCAACATGACTATCAGTGTAATAGTTATAACTGTTATTACCCGAAGCATCTGCACCAAGTGTAAACCCATCAGAATCAAAACTTGTTATACAATCTGTTTCTGATGACTCTATGGCTGTTGCGGCTGGACGTAACTGTTTTCCAGTGCCACGAACACTGTCTGTTACTGATGGTTCTTGTGTTCCATCTCTGCGTTTCACCCAGATCCAATCGGGCTTAAAACCGACTCCAGTAACATTTTGACTTGAACCAGTTCCTTCGTATAATGCTGTCTGATAGTGATCAGTTGCTTGTTCACTTTTATTTGGGCCGAGTTCTGGATCTGTAAGTGATTTTGCACAAAGGGCTAAAAAGCCAGATGGGACAGAATACTCAAACGTGCCATTACCATTTTCATCTGCATTTGCAGATGCTACATCTTTAGTATCTTGACCAAAATTAACTGAATAAGTTTCGTTATATGAACCCCCTCTTGTAATGCATGGAGTGACCCTAGTGTTAGCCGCCGCAAGAGTTGCAGAAACGTCTAGTCCACCTGATCCAGCTGCTGGATCTGCACTATTAAAGTATGTGCCATTTTTAGCATAATAAAAAAGCCCCCCATCAACATCTAAAAGAATAGAATATATGTCTCCATTATTTACTACGTTTGTGCTGGTTATCCCATAACCGCCAGATTGACCACTACCATCTAATAGTACCTGTTCATTATATCCACTAAAAAATATTCCTTTACTGCTGGCAGCTTCATCATATCCTAAACTTGCGTCCGTACCCCATCCCAAGTAAGTACCACCACCACTTTGATAAGAATCAACATGAACTTCATAATACCATTTGCCAGTTGGTGGGAGAGAAAATGTGCCATGAATACCCCTATTGTTTGTAGAAGTTGTTATTGTAAGATTGCCCTCTGAAAGTGTGCCTATCCCAGAATAAGCGTTTGGATTAAGCATGCAAAAATTATTAGTCGGGCTGTCAGCCATTACGTCTATGTAAGACAAACCTGAGATTGTAAAATTATTTCCTCTACCAGATGCATCATCACCAAGAGTTTTTGTCGTAAAAGGACTGTCATTATCAGAAAGCACTCCGCTATTTACACCAGTGTTATTTTCTGAACTTATATCCTCTGTAACATCGCTACTAGTTAATGCAAGTAATTTAGTATTTGTTACATTTGTTAGTGTTGAAGTCGGAACAGTAATATCACTATCACTATCTGCATATACTGTACCACCTATTACTAATCTAAAATTACTTAATTTTGCACCAATGCCAGTTCCACCTGCATAAACGACACCAAGAACAAATTTTGATAAGTCATATGCTGTAGTGTTTGATATCTTACCATCTGTACCTGCATTTGCATTTGTTACACGAGTGCCGTTAAACCAACTTCTTAACAAGCCTCCATCTCTTTGTATAACCATATGATGCCAAACACCAGCATCTAGGGTAAGACCTTGTACATCTATACTCCAATAATAGGCCTGGCCATTACCATAATAAATATAAAGATCTCTATCAGTTGATTGTACGTTTAGACTTACTAGAAAATGAGGGCCTGAAGTTGCATAATTACCTGCAATATCACCATAGTAAGCTGTTCCACTACCTCCAACTGCGGGATATTTAATAAAAAATTCTACTGTAAAATCGTCAGAAGATCCTATATCGTATGCTGTAGCATCAGTAAATGTTATACTGTCACTATCATCATCATCAAAATTTCCAGAAAAACCACTAACTACATCTTGCTCAAAGGGCAAGTGGAAGCCATTAGTTCCGTATGAACCAGAGTAGGCTTTTGGTATCCACACTCCGTCCTTTGTCTCGCCAAATTCTGTGTGAGCCACAACGCTTCCATCTATGACGTGCATTTCTGCGAGGTAGCCATCAAAGTGATAGGCACCATCAGTGTCATCACCGATATAAGTCGTAACACCATTACGCAATAACATAGTGGCTGTATCATCTGCAACAAATGATCCACTAGTTGTTCCAGTTATCAATTCTCCATTTACATAGACTTTGTGTATGTTTGCGCCAGTTTGGTCTTGGCTATCTGCTTGAGCAACAATGTGATACCAAGCTGACGTATCACGAAACACTTGGTCACTTGTAAAACTGGTATACCCTGTATTGTATGCGTTAAAAACTAATTTATCACTTGTATTAAAATGTAAATAAGCACTACTGCCACTTTTTGCAAATATAATAGTGCTTCTAATGCCTAGATTAGCACGTTTAACCCACACAGATATTGTGAGTATTTTGGTGTTAGTTTGTGCTGCACTAAATGTTTTTGACAATGCTGGACTATCACCATCCTCAAAACGCAAAGATTGGTTAATCTCATGCCCATAAAGAGAAGTGGACTGAGCACCAGATGCACCAGCTCTTATTTCATTACTAAAAGGCATTATGAAGTATTTCCTTGTTTTAGTTTATCTGTCCCAGTCTCTGGGTCAAAGTTCTTTGCATCTACAAAGAATGAACTTGTCTCATTGAAACCAAAGTCATCATCTGCATCAGCAGTGATTGGTTTTGGTGTGACTGAATATCTCTGTTCTCTGGTTGGTGATACCTCTGGGAGATTTGCATACTGATCAACTTGAACAGTCTTGATAACACTTGAGGATGTGACAGGCCCGTAGAGATAAAACTTGGTTGTAAACCCTAGAGTATAAATAATTGCTCTACGACTTTCAAAATCACCTTGATAACTATCCTCGTAACTTACATCATTCAGTATGATGGGAACATCTCTTTTGATACCCATGTCTGCCATGTCATTTATTGTAAGTGTGTAGTCTGGTTGAAAGAATGGTAGTATCTGTTCTACGATTTGTAATGCATCATCAGAGTTCTTTGCCATCGCAAACAGAGTGATATCCAGATTGTAAGGAACAGGCATAAACTGTGTGTCAAGTTTGTTTTTGTTATTTGACTTTACCTTCTTAAACTTCTGAACACGATTCATCTTTCGTGCAGTATCGTAAGTAAGACTTCCAATCTCAAATCCTAGTCTTGGTAACGTGATCGCAGTAGCAGCAGATAAAGATGGATCTTGATCTAAACGAGTCAAGAACTTTTGTTTTGGCCCATATGCAAGAGGAACTTTCATTACCTGTGTAACAGTTCCACTATTGTCCTTACGAACAATTTGTATGTTATTAAACATAGTTCCAAATGCAACTATGACGTTTCTTATTGTTTCATGGTAGAAGGATTGTCCTAACATTATAAACTCCCAGCATCACCAAATGGATTACTCTCCGTAAAGTCTAGGACAGTATCATCAAGTGTGTCAAATAATTCGTTTTGTGCAGTCTTATCTGTAGATGCATCTCCTACTATATAGGATTCTTGTATTAAGTATTCTTTTAGTCCAGTGTCAGCATCATTCTCAAGTAAGATTGCATTACCAGCAGATCTTGAGTCATCCTCGTGAACCACAGTATCATCATCTTCCATAAGAACTGAATCTGTGTAAGTTAGATTTGTGTTGAACTCAAGTGCGATACTTTCATTGTATGCAGATGATTGTTCTAATGTAAACTGAAACTCATTTGTGCTTGTTGACAAGTCATCTTCAATCTCATCAATCGTAGATATTCCAGTGTCAAGAGCTTCTGAACTATACTCAAACGACTTGCATCGTAACTTATATACTGGATTGTTATCCAGTTGAAAGAATGGCTCATCGTGATCTACGAAATTAATCTCAAACATTTTCTCAAAGATAGGATGATATATTATATCACCCTCTTGAGGTCTATCTGCATCTGTAACAGCAGTGTCTTGTATGAGATAGAACTCATTACCACTTTCTTCAGACAGTATTTTTCCACCACTACCATCTTCATTCAGTATGTTATTATCACTTTCATCGGTGATAAAATACTTTGACAGTGTGGTGAGATTTGATACTTGTATACTTCCAGCCTCTAAAAGAATAGAACCACCAGTAGTATCAGTTCCGTCCTCTAAAGTAATCTGACTGTCTAGTTGTTGGAATTTTTCTTTGGATACTACAAAAGTGATCTCATTACGATTTTCTAAACCGAACTGTGTGATGATTTCTTTGTCACCACCAAAACCTTCTGAGTCCTCAACGTACATCTCAATGGGTTGTGCATTTGTAAAC